TTTTAAATCAATCTAAAGGTTTTTTCAAAAAGTGGATGAGTTTAAAGTTTTAAGAACCACAATTTTCAACTATTTTTAAACCAAATAGTTTGTGGATAAACGTTTGCCCATAAACGACAAAGTTTGCATAGTTTGAGAAATGCTCAGAGGCCACCATGTAGACTTCTCAAACAACAGCAAAATCGCGATAACCACAAATTTCAGCTGAAAAAATGTTTAATAAATGGATACGTTGAAAAAATATACAACCATGAATAAAAACATGGCTTTAGAACTTTGCAAAATATTTACAGTACTACTTGTTATTTTTGCCTTTTTCTTACCCATAAACAGTTTGTGGTTCAATTTGGTCATATCAACTGCGATCGGAAGTGGATACTATTTATTGTGTGAAACTTACCCACAAGTCATGATGATTATATCTGTGCTTGTAAAGTACCAGATTCAAAAAATTAAAAATAAAATAAACAAATGGTTTTTGTGGACTCGATCACCACAAAATGGATCATTGATTAAACCCGATCGTTTCAGGCTTCAATTGGAGGATAATTTTAATTCTCTTGAATACTTTGACAACCGAAAGGTTGGTTGCAAGGATAAAAAATATATTTATTTGTTCAACGAAAGATTAAGGTCGAACGATCTTATTGTTTTCAAAAACGAACTTGACCAAGACATAACTGACTGTCTTGAACCATATCTTGGACCAATGCAAAATTTTCACGGTGTTCCTCTAACTCCTGCTGATTTTAACCATAAAAAAATAAAATTATTTAGAGATGGTGACATATGCCTTTCAAAAACATTTGAAGAACATGAAGTTATGGTGATGGGTTAACCCATTCACTTGAAAGCACCATCGTTACCATCGTTGAGGAGAGGCTTTGCCTCTCCGAAGCGAACGGGTTAACGACGCGTGCTAAAAATTGATTTTTTAAGTTCAATTGAACTTAAAAAAGCAAAATGACACTGTTTTTGACTACCGGAGTTGTTTTTGGTCAAACAGCCTTTAATATTTTCAATCAAATTGAACAAAATTTCAGTTTAAATATGGATGAAATTCATCTTAAACTTGACCCTCAAGATTTCAACAATGTTCGAGATGGTTTATTTGACCAAACGTTTAAAATAAAAAAAATTTCAAACTGTAAGATTGGAATAACCTCAAATAAAATTAAATTTTTTTTATATAAAGATATGCCGGGCGTGATCTTAAAATATTCTTCTTTTGAAATTATGATTAATTCTATCCAATACACGTTAAAAGTTGAGAATTTGCTTTCCGTTCACATAAATGGTCTTTTGGAACCATTGCTGAATTTGAGAAGATGTCAAAGTTTGAATGAAGCATTGATGAATTGGTCTTTAAATAAAAAATTCACATCATCCACAATGGTTATGAGTTCCATTAAAATCAAAAAATTGATGGAACTAAGTATGATTGATTGTAACCCAATTGATTTTAAAGAAAAATTAAGGTGGTTCTTAACACATGAAAATATCATAAACTTTGTTCCGTCAAAGTTTATAAAAAAGGTTAAAGTCCTCCATCAATCAAAAAAAAACACATCAATCTTATACCCTCGATTTATGGACATAATTACCCGTATAAATGATTATTTTGTGAAAATGGTTAAAAACTACTATAAAAAAGAACATGTCAAAGATATAACTGACTATAACCTTGATTTTTCAATTGAGCTTTACGGAAGAAAAGAAGAAATTATGGATCCAACAAGCCGTAAAAGTTTATATCTTGTTCAAAAACACGAGGATCATATCCACCTAAAATCGTTTGCCATATTATTTAATTTAAGATGGTTCTTCAACACCAGATATAATTGTAAAAAATCCTTGGGGTTCGACTTCCAATATGGGAGAACTATTAATGGTTATGCTCAAACTTTCCATAAATACGATGATGTTTTGCGGTGGTTAGTCACACACCCAAATGCCATAGAAGATGTTGAATTTGTCGTTTTAGATCCAATCCCACCTAATTATATATTTTAACACTGAATTTTTTATGCTCATAAAAAGCATAAAAAATTATTTATTTTTTTCATGGTTAAATTTTATTATCTCTCCACCGTGTTTTGAGTAGACTTTTGACCGTTTTTCAAAATGTTTTTTTAAGGTTGGATGAGAGTCTACCAAATCAAAAATAATTGGTTCAACATCTTTTCTTCGCATAACTCGACCTATGAACTGGATATAATAGGACACCATGTCAGCCGCCGCTAACAAAGTATTGAGTCGAGGATGGTCAAACCCCGTTCCGATCTTGGAATTGGTTCCAATGAGTATACGAGCATCTTTATCAAACTCTTGTTGTTTTCCAAGGAGGGACGTGACCTTTTCTCCAAGTTCTTCTAAACAACGCATCAAATATTGTCCATGTTCAACTCGTTTAACGAGAATAAGGAACACTCGATCCTTAAATTGTGTGACGATATTTATGATCAATTTGTTCCTTTTTTCATCCTTTGCCTGTTCATCGAGTATAGAGTTCCAATCAACCTTAGATTTGTATTGCGGCCCAAACTTTAAATATTTATCTTCGTTCGGAGTAAAGCCTGTTTTGACCTTGTAAACTGTATGTTTTTTATTTAAGGTATATTTCACCTTTTGTCCTCCAAAAAACAAGTCAAAAAGAACGTTATATCCATCCTCTCTATAAGGAGTCGCGGTTATGCCCAAAAGATACCTTGGAGTGAGATATAACAGATTTTCTGATAATTTTTCCGTCATACACAAATGGGCTTCATCAATTATAACAAGACCATAACTTGAAAGAAATTTTTTATCGATTTTATGGATATTGCAAGCATTAATAATACAAAAATCTGGAGGATCACTAAATGAAAATTTCTTTATTTTACTGGGGTCGATGACCATAATACTTGCGTTTGGAATAAAGTTTTTAATTTCTGCTTCCCATTGACCTAACAATGGTTTTTTTGGGACAACTATAAAAGTTTTCAGTTTAATTTTACTTGCCATATTTATGGCCGTAACAGTCTTCCCAAAACCAGTGTAACAAGACAACATGACACTTTTACTCTCTTGGAGTAGAGTAAGTGCTTGATCTCGACAATTTTTCTGTTCATCTCTCAAACTACCTGTAAATTCATGTTGCATACCACCCAAACTTTTACGGTTTGGTCTCTGTATTTCCAAATTTTTTTTTAAAGCCAGTTTTAAACCATAACTGAAGGGTATACAACATGGTCTACTTTCAACCTTTTCGTCGACAGAGTAGACATATATAGTTTTTGATTGTCTTGTACCATATTGTTTGTTACCAGACTCTATTTTTTTGGTTAGGTCTTTTTGCATTTTCATCAGTACTTTGTTATCATATAAATTTGTGTGGATAATACACGCCATTTTTATTAATAGATTTTTTAATGGATAAATTCAATTTTAAATAAAGTTTTATGATATTTTATGCCTTCTAAAAGGCATAAAACTTTATTGTTTGATTTTTAAACTTCATTTGAAGTTTAAAAACTGAGTGTTTTAAACTTTGTATTTCAGGTCATTGATGCCCTTCATTTCTTCTATTAGTTCTTCTTGGGTCACATTTGACTCGTCCAGGTCAATATTGTTACCACTGAAGATAACATTTTTAGCCTTGAGTTCCTTCTTAATTCGGTTGTAGAGGGTTTTAGAGTTGGGGTTAGCTTTAAAATCGAGAAGAATCTGAAGTTGGGGAAGAGAAGTCTTTGAGTCTTGATTCTACGTTCAGTATAACCATGTTGGGCTCTGATAGTGTAGTATGGGTAGTGTTCATCGTCATTTCGCTTGATGAGAACAAACCTCTCTTGTATGTCTTCATCTCGATCCGGCAAAGTCGGATCTCGATCATGGTCCTTCGGACCATGATCTTCAGGAAGAGGTGCTCTATCCTCGACCGCGATACCCAATTTACGTTGAACCTTTTTTTAACCTCTTTCTTGAGTCCTTTGTTGCTATCGAGGAACCCTTCATTTTGGTCCTTCACATCTTCGAGTTGTATACCGAGAGAACGCATGTATTGTGTCTGTTGTAACATAATTTGTTCTTGACGTTCCATTTTAAGATCCATGTTAGCCATCATTTGTTCCAAATCTGTTATTTTTCTTTGGGCTTCGCGATGGTTGAAATAAAGCGTATATTCAACGTACAACTTGAGGAGCTCTTCAAGGTCAATATAATAATCTCTGATTATGTGGCCATTCTTGGTTTTGAGTTGCATTATAGCCATCTTGAGGTCTCTTGGTTTCATAACCAAAAATTTAGTACACGCTCTTGCACCAACTTGCCAAAAATAATCAAACATGGTCATATTAAGCTTGAATTTGGTGACTTCTATAAACTTCATGATATCAAGTAGACTAAAGCTTTTATTTAAAGCTTTATTAATTTTAGGGTTACTTGAACCATTTTCGGTATCAATAACCACACCCAGAAAGGACGTGGTCGACGGTGCTTTAGCCCCACCGTTAGTAACATTTGTTTTTACAAGGTCAGACATATCTTTATTTTCACTTTGATTTTCCGATAAATTCAATTTTTGTTTGTTTGGTTATCATTGTTGGAAGGCGTGTCCAACGGATTAAGCGAAAGTGAATGGGTATAAAACGCATCTAATAAATGTTCACAATTAATGGAAAAACTATACCGTTATCCTCGAATGACACCCTGGGTAGTTTGAGGGGGAAGATAGCTGCTTCTTTGGGTACCTTACCACCTCTACTTGATGTTCCAGAAAATATTGCAGATGGAGGAAATTATACCATACCTGACCCAATATTTTTTGAAGATGGAGACACCATTAAAATTCGAAAAATCGACGATGAACCAATCAAATGGGATGAAATCTCAATGGTAAATTTTGATCCTGTTTTTCTTCGAAAATTGTATATTATAGCAAAGGTTCAATCAACCTTGAATGATTTTGGCGCCGGATTAAGCTCAGATCAAGCCATTGGATTTGCATTTTTGGATCTTCAGACAGAACTGGGAGATGTCGATGAAAATGTATGGTTTAGAAGAACCGACACAATCAAAGAATTTAAAACAATGATTGAAGAGAACCTTAAAAATACCAAAAAACAAATTAAAACGATTGATGTTTGGGGGCGGGTTCAAACAACCTTTGAATCAACACCATTTGTTTTGAATAAAATTAACCATCAAACGGAAATTCCAAATGTTGGAAATAAAAACGAATTAATGGTATTTGATTCCATAAAATTGAATAATATTGTTGTTGCCTGTTTTTATCAAGAAATGGTCAAGTTCAACCCAGATTATAAATCTTTGATAGACGACTACTTGAACCAGGATAAAATTCTTTCCAAAAAAATAAAGGCTTCCGGCATCATTAGAATTATGATACAAATTCGCGATTCAAAAGTCTCAACGTTCAATATACCAAGCTCGCGGACAAAATACAAGATGATCAATATATTTGTTCGTGAGGAGGCAATAACCTTAACAATTGAAACTTTAATCAACGAACCCAATGCTGTTGGTGCAGGTGGAAGACCAACCAACAATCTGAAAGATTTGGTCAAGAATATTTTGACTGATATGGGTGAAAGCTCCATATACCCACAACGTCAAGAAAAAGAATTTTATTATGGTTCTTATTCGGCATCTGTCAACATACCACTCATAATACTCAAGGATTTGATCACAAACGACCATAGTCTTTATAATATTAGTTACATTAATGAAAGTGCCTTAATTAACACCCGTAAAACAAATTTAAACATATTTTTAAAGGTTGGTTCGAACCTTGTTGGTGTGCGTCCAAATGATATTGGAGTGAGTCTATTTGAACGTCCTGGTACAGTCGGAACCTTTGTCAGACTCAAGAAAATTCATGGTGGCCCTGATCTTAAAACAAGGATAAATAATTATACAATTTTGGTTAACAAAATTTTACAGTACACTTTGGGTAAAGTTGATGTCATATCAAATTTTTACCAACAATACATAAATTTAAAGATTGATCGAACCTTATTTGAAGGTCAAGGAAATAAGGAGAAAGATAACCTTCTCAAACTTCAAGCACCAGAAATTTTTATTCCAAACTACACCAGATTATGCAATAAGCCTCCTATGGTAGTCGAAGATCAAGAAAAAATGAATGGTGACACTGACACCGTTTTAAAATTTCCAATTTATGGAGAATCTGAGCAAAAATTTTATTCTTGCCCATACCCCGACTACAAATATCCCGGTTTGAGGGAGAACACCAAATTGGCAAACAGGGACATTTATCCATTTGTTCCTTGTTGTTATCAACGACCACAAAAAAAGAGCAAAAATTATAAGATGTACTATAACCAAGAAGTTTACGAACAACGAATTAATGCCGGTGAGATAGGTAAAACATTAAAAATTTTATCTCCAGAAAGATTAGGTGCTCTTCCACCAAAAATCGATAAACTTTTAAGTTACACAACCAATAACAAATTCTATAGGTATGGTATACCATTATCTTCTTCGAGTTGTGTCAATATATTAAACAAGGTCACCAACAGGCAAGAATCTGATACAACTGTGAGGTCTGAATTGGCCAAAAGAGCAGAACTTTGTAAAGGTGAATTCAATTCATTAAGTGTCAAAGAAATTGCCAAAAAAGTTATGGATCCGACAACCTATATTAATCCAAGATATTTTAAAGGTGCATTGGAAGATTACTATCAATTATCTTTCATTTTATTTTCTCTGACTGAAGATGACTTTAGCGTCTACCCCAACAGATTTGTGAGGTTTATTTGTCCATTAAAAAAACGAGTAATTTTAATGATTGAACACGAGCAACAAGAACATGTTGAACTAATTGTGGATGAAGAGACCTCAACATATGTAAATAAACAAGGTAAAAAACCTATTTTTACATTTGAAAAGGGTGATGCTCAGGTTAAAAAAATTTTTGCATTGTTCAAAGAAAGGTTCAACCATGCCGTGTACGACATTGATAATAAAAATTTTATCAATCTTTTGACCACGAATAATCCATCTGAAAGTGGACTCAACACTTTTCAAACCTACCCATGGGAAACAATTTCTGCAAATGGAAAAATTTTAAAGGTCGTCGAACCTTTAAATCAATACGTCGATAATTATGGTCAAACTAGACTTGTTGAATTTGAATTTGAAAATATTTCATTTGTTGGTCAATTTCCACCGTTACCGTGCTTAAAACTCCCTATCAAATCTCTTGATTATTTTATTTCTGTTAATGGCAAACTTCAACCACAAGTTGAAAATAACTTGAAAACAAAATTTTCATGGTTAGATTTGTACCAAACAAAATTGAATACCACTAAAGGTTACAGTTCTCCATATCAATCGTTTAAAAAAATGAAAAGAATGGCTGAATACATCCTTTGGGCAGCATGTCATTTTTACAGTGTATTCAGCCTGGGAACTGGTGGATCTGTCGATGAATGGATTTCTCAGCATACTCAAGTTGTCGAAAATTTTAAATACTCCAAGGTGGCAATTAAACCTATTTTCAACTCGGCAGAATTGATGGTTAACAACAAGTTTATATTCAATTCTCTTGAATTTCAAAACAGAATACGGTTCAATCTAAGCTTAATTTCGCCGATAAACTTGAAGATATATTCGACCAACATATACCACTTTTTCTTTAATGATATTGCCAATTTCAATGTTGTTTACCCAGCACAACTTGCATTGACAAAACACGATTATTTTCAAAGGACTCGTACTCCATATATATTAAACATTTTAACAACTCAAAATGTTCAATACATAAGGTCAAATACACTTTATTATATAAAAGATTTATTTGGGTACAAATTTGCAGATTCCGATAATACTTTATGCTTATTCTTACCTTCATTACAAAAATTGGCTGAAAATGCCAGTCAATTTTCAGGTCAAAAAATTGTATTGGACGAAACAATAATGAATGTGACTGTTTTCGACCAGAATACTCTCCAACAATATTCTGTTGGTCATAAAGAACCATCTATTGATGTTATTGTTATAAATATTAATGGATATTGGTTTTATGGTTTAATCTTACCAAAATTAATGTAATTATTATTCCTTTTATACCTACTATTCAGGTATAAAAGAATTTATTTCAACTTGTTCAAAAGACAGAGTCGAACGTACCTCACGATATCAACATCGTCAATTTTGGCAAATAATTGGTCCTCTAAATATTAATGGATATTGGTTTTATGGTTTAATCTTACCAAAATTAATGTAATTATTATTCCTTTTATACCTACTATTCAGGTATAAAAGAATTTATTTCAACTTGTTCAAAAG